GTCATGTGTGCTCGTCGGGAGTATGACCGGTGGCACCGGTGGCTCGGGCGTCGTCATCCTTCGCTACCCCGACACGCGCACTATCACCATCGGTGCTGGTTTGACTGGCTCGACGGCAACTGACGGTTCATACAAGGTGACCACCTTCACCGCTGGGTCCGGGAATGTGAGTTGGGCGTAATGGCTTTTTCTGGTAAGCGGACACGGGTGTCGTCGTACATCAAGGACTGGATGCCCACAGGCGACGAGTTGTCGCTGGTAGTCGAATATCTGGTTGTCGCTGCCGGCGGTGGCAGTGGTCGTTCGGCTGGCGGCAGCGGTGCTGGTGGCGGGGGTGCCGGAGGTTTGCGTTCAACTGTGACGGCAACCGGGGGAGGCGGTTCTTTGGAAACGGCACTTTCGCTTACCGCATCTACTAACTACACGGTCACGGTTGGGGCTGGTGGTTCTGGCGGTGGCGCTGGCTCGCGTGGTGGTTCAGGAGGAGACAGCGCGTTTTCAACAATTACGTCAAGCGGTGGGGGAGGTGGGGGTGTTGAAGGCGTCTCTTCAGGAAATGGTATTAGCGGTGGTTCGGGTGGCGGAGCGTCTTATAGCACCCTTGCAACAGCCGGTTCGGGTACCGCAAATCAAGGTTATGCGGGAGGCACGGCCGCCGGAGACTATGCAGGCGGTGGAGGTGGTGCTGGGGCGGTAGGAGGTAATGGTAATAGTTCAACCACAAACGCCGGAAATGGGGGAAATGGAGTTGCCTCTAGCATTACCGGTTCCTCTGTAACCTATGCGGGAGGCGGAGGTGGTGGAGGGCGCGATGTAGGTTCCAATAGTTCCGGAGGTACTGGCGGCGGCGGTGCCGGAAGTATTTCTGGTGCCGGAACAGCAGGAACCGCAAATACCGGAGGTGGTGCCGGTGGAGGGAAATGGACGGCTGATGGTGTATCTGGCGGCTCTGGCGTCGTCATCCTTCGCTACCCCGACGCTTACACCATCACCATTGGTGCTGGTCTAACTGGTTCTACCGCAGCCGCGTCGGGCGGTTACAAGGTGACCACCTTTACCGCTGGCAGCGGCAACGTCTCTTGGGCCTAGTAGATTAGGAGCAACTTATGGCACATTACGCACTACTCAACGGCAACACCGTCGTCCAAGTCATCACAGGCGTCGACGAGACGGTGACCCAGACCGACACCGACGGCACCGTCGTCGGTGGCTCGTCGGAGGCGTGGGAGTCGTTCTACGCGGGACGGTTCCCCGGCCACACCTGCAAGCGCACCTCCTACAACGGGAATATTCGCAAGAACTATGCGGGCATCGGCTACACGTTTGACGCCGACCGCGACGCCTTCATCCCGCCGAAGCCATACCCGTCGTGGCTGCTCGATGAGGACACGTGCCGTTGGAACCCGCCGACCCCGATGCCGACCGACGACAAGCGGTATGTGTGGAATGAGAACAAGCGAGAGTGGGAAGAGGTAGTTGACTGGGGTGCGTAGCCTTCGCTGGCTCATCGTCGCCCCCGCCCTATTCCTATCTTTCGCGGGACCAGCACACGCTGAACCCGTCACCGAAGGATTCACCGACGGTCAACTCGACACCGCGGTAACCGTCGAATACAACGGATCACCCGTCACCAGCAGCGGCACCGTCCGCTACACCAACCAGTACGCCAACCAATACGGGACTACCGGATGGTCCCTGTTCATTGGCAACGGGACGGGTGACATCGTGATCACGTTCCCCGGTGAGGGACCGTCAGGGTTCTCGTTTGTGTCGGGCGCCAAGAACGGTAACCAGCAGGCAACCGTCACCTATGCGGATGGCACCACCGAATCATTCCTCATCTTGGACGACTGCTCCACCGGCTGCACCCGCACCCAAACCTTCGACGGTGACGGACCTATCGAGTCGTTGACGATCCCGCTCGGCTGGGACATTTGGCTGCTGGACACCCTTGAGTTTGATGATGGTCCGCCGCCGTCCACGACTTCTACTGTCGGTGAAACCACCACCACCGAAGCCGAAACCACCACGACATCCTCATCATCGACCACTACCACCACTACTACGGTCGTCGTCAAAACCCCCGCCGAACAGCAGGAGGAAACCCGAAAGGAGGAGCAACGACAGGAATACGAGAAGCAGACGGAATGCGAAAAAGTCCAACACGCCTACGAATCCTGCCCACTCTGGCCGGGACGCACCTCAACCAGCACCAGTTCGGTCACCACTCTTCCTCCCGAGACGACCATTCCTCGTACGACGCTTCCAGAAACAAGCGCTCCGCCTCCGTCACCGGCCTCCACGATTCCGACAACCGCTCCATCCACTCCACGTCCACCGGCGACAACGGCCCCTCCTCGTCCTGATCCCACGGTTCCGACCGGGACGAGCCTTCCTGCACCACCACCGTCATCGACGGTGCCTGCGGTCGAACCCACAGTCCCAGCGCCAGCCCCAGCGCCAGACCCGACGCCAATCCAAGAATCAGCAGCTCCATCGCAACAGGTTACCGAGATCGTTGCGTCCGTCGCCACCTTGACCGAGGACGAGGCGGGCGAGGTGTTCGAGGAGCTGGTGGTCGAGGAGCTCTCCGAGGAGCAGATCGCGGAGGTGACGGCGGCCGTCCAGTCCGCACCACCCAAGGTGCGCAAGCAGTTCGAGTCCAAGGTGGACGTCTTCAAGGGGGGCTTTGACGACTACGTGCCGCTGGATTCCAAGATTCCCGTTGGCGAGCGCCGGACCCTGGTGGCGGTTGGCGCCGTGACGATGGTCGCGGGGGCTGCGTCTAGGATGCGTCGCTGATGAAGAAGTTCTGGGCGTACCTGATGGACAACACCTGGACCCTGGCGGGGACGGGGATGGTGTTGATCACCCTGACGGGACCCACCCTGCGCCAGGCCATCTGGCTCACGGGCGTGGCCCTGGTACTACACTCCATCCTGACATTCAGCGCGAAAGAGGATTGATATGAACGGCCTTATTGCTAAGACCCTTGACATCGGACAGCGGCTCTTCTCGCTGTTCCTGGCCAACGCCCTGCCCGCGGTGACGGGTGGCGCCGTGCTGGGGGTGTCGGTCGCGAAGGCTGCCGCGCTCGCCGGGTTCATGGCCGTCGTGCAGGTCGTGCAGAAGCTCGCGGCCCTGTCGGTCGACGGTGACCTGACGGCCGACGAGATCAAGACTGCGTTCTCGAACGGCGCCGTCGCCAAGCCCGAGGCCAAGTAATGGCGAAGCTGGACTTGCCGATCGTCAAGGTCCAGCTCTGTTCTCACCTCAAGGGGGTCGAGCCGGGCAAGCTCCCGGCCGAGTTGCTCCGCGGGATCGAGGGCAAGGGCAAGCTGCACCATTGCGCGGCTGACGCCTACGAGGCGATGGACGCCGCGGCGAACGCCGAGGGAATTGACCTGTCGCCCACCTCGCAGGCCGACACTTACCGGTCGCTCGAGACCCAGGAGTACGGCTTCTACCAGCGGTACACCGACAACCCGAAGCCCGCGCTCATGAAGCAGAAGCCGCGCATCTACAAGGGCAAGGCTTGGTACCTCAAGAAAGGCATGGCGCCGATGGCGGTGCCGGGCACCTCGAACCACAACCTCGGGATCGCCATCGACATTGCGAACTCCTCGGGCAAGCGGCTCGAGTGGCTGGCGAAGAACGCTCCGTCGTTCGGGTTCAGCTGGGAGGTCGTGCCCGAGGAGCCGTGGCACCTGCGCTACGTGGCCGGGGATGCCGTGCCTGCTCGTGTCCGCGAGTGGCTTGAGACGAACAAGGCATAGTGTCTCATGGACAGCGGCTGGGCACTCATCCTCTCGGCCGTCGTCACGGCGGTCGGCGGCATCATCGTGTCGGTGATCTCCAAGTTCCGTAAGGAGAACAAGCAGGACCACGACGTCGTGCTGGGCATGCTCAAGATGGTGTACAAGCGCACAACCCGCGTGGAGGAAAAGGTCGACAAGGTTGACTCGCGCCTGTCCGCGCACCTAGAGTCTCACCTCCATGGAGGGGCTGACCAAGTCTGATCTGAAGAAGATCGGCAACTATCTGCGCCGGGTATTCCCCGGCGTCGCGGAACAAGACGACCTCTGGGAATTGATCCAGAAGGTCGACAAACTGGTGAAAGGGGACAAGGGTGGACGCGCCAAGCGGAGCTGAGATTCTTCAGGAGGCGTTCGGCTTGGTGACGGGCGCCCGGCAGGAGGCGTACGACCACCCCGCCAAGGACTACGCCCAGACCTGCGAGATATTCACGGCGCTGACCGGCATCGAGCTGACGGTTGAGCAGGCCTTGCTGTTCATGGTTGCGGTCAAGTTGAGCCGCCTTAGGACAAATCTTGAGCGCGGAGTGTTGCATCACGATTCGCTCGTTGATACGCTTGGGTACCTGGCCTGCATCAACATGGCCAGAGGAGGAACCCATGAGCAAGTTCAAGACGGAAATCCAGTCCTACCGACGGACCTACCGGGGCGGCAAGCTGCCGGAGATCAAGCGGGCGCTTAACAAGGCCGACTACGCGGACTTCGTGGCCGCGATGAAGGACCCAGGGGTGCCGAATGTGGCGATCCAGCGGGCGCTCGAGAAGCTCGGCGTCAAGGTGTCGTCGGGCTGCATCTCGATGATGCGGAGGAACTTCAATGGCTAAGTTCGCCAAGCTGGCCAGCCAAGAAACCGAGGTCGAGGAACTTCGCAAGGCCCTGCAGAACGCCCAGAGGGCGCACGCGCGGGCCAAGCGCAAGACCGAGGACCTGGTCGAGGCCGTCTACAACGCCACCAAGGATGCAATCCTGGCGTCGAACCGACCGACGATCACGCAGCCCCCGAAGAACAAGAAGGGCCGGGCCGAGGTGGCGCTGCTGCACCTGACCGACTGGCAGGGTGGCAAGCGCAACACGTCGTACAGCCTGCGGGTCCTGTCGCAGCGCATCGACCAGGTGTTGGCCAAGACCCTGCAACTGACCGACATCCAGCGGGCGCACCACCCGGTCAACGATTGTGCGCTCGTGCTGGGTGGCGACATGGTTGAGGGCTTGACCGTGTTCCCGGGCCAGGCCTACGAGGTGGAGGCACACCTGTTCGAGCAGTTGTTCGAGGTGGCCCGCATCATCGAGGGCGCGGTGCTGTCGCTGGCGGGCTACTTCAACACCGTGCACGTCGTCTGCGAGTACGGCAACCACGGGCGCATCGGTCGCAAGGGCGACATGCCGGTGGCCGACAACATCGACCGCATGGCCTACAAGATCGCGGCCGACAGGTTGGCGCACGTCAAGCACGTCAACTGGCAGATGTCGCCGGACTGGCACCAGATGCTGAAGCTCGGCAACTACAGGGCGCTGATCGTCCACGGGGACGAGGTGCCGTCGTTCGGCGGTCAGACGCCGTCGTATTCGATCCTGAGAAAGTGCAACGCATGGGCATCCGGAGTGGTGGACGATTTCACGGACGTGTACATGGGGCACTTTCACACCCCGATGACGCTGACCATGGCCAACGGTGGGCGGGTGTTCGTCACCGGCTCCCCCGAGTCGGGCAACGAGTACGCCCGCGCCTTCGTGGCGGCGGTGGGCCGTCCGTCGCAGCGCCTGCACTACGTCGACCCGGACAAGGGTCGAGTGACGGGGGAGTACGTCCTGTGGCTGGACTAGTCAAGTCGCCGTGGTCGTTGGTGGCGGTCCTGTGGAAGGACGCCTACGACGCCGAGAACGGCTGGTGCGACGTCGAGAAGTACGAGCCCAAGCCTTGCCATGTCGTGTCGGTGGGGTTCTTGTGGCCGGACTGTCTCAACGGATACATCACGATCGTCGGGTC